ACCCTGTTTACCACTTGGGCCTTTAAAACTCCAAGCAGTACCAGTGCCAGCAGCGAAATCAGTTTCCACTGTATCTTGGTAGATATAGGTTCTTGGATCACTATAACTCATAATAATCCTCCTTTAAGCTGCGCTGTCCCAGATCACAATGCGATTCTGGGCTGCTTGTGTGTGAACGATACCGAAACCACCTAAATAATACCACGCTATCCCACGGTCCCTTCCGTAGTCCCCGGGAATTTTCCCGCGAATTTCTTCAGGAACAGCGACTGCTTCGGCTACTGTATCTTCTCCAAAGAATACTACCCAATCAGACAAACTATTCGTCCAAGCTGTAGCAGCAGTACCGATGCTACCCTTGGCTTTAAAGGTTTGTTCAACAAAGCGTACTCCATCGTACCGACCAATCTCTCCGTTCATGATCATACGAAATCCCTGATCAACATATGATTTTAGGGATTCAATATCATCTTTGAATGCTCGGAAAGTTGTAGGCCATGCAATTGCATAATAATCATCGCCAGTGTAAGCCGGGATATTACGCTCTTTCATGACATCGACAATTGACTTCACATGATTATTGCTAAGAGCAAGACTATTTGTGATAGTGCATACGCTATTGGTAGTCAACGTCACCGCAGTCGCGCTGCTTCCACCCGTAGGTGCAACACGCAATGCAGCTTTGTTGAATTCCGCAGAAGCGAGATTGTCGAATGCCTTCTTGGCATCGGTTTTTAATACTTTCCTGATCACTTCCGCCACGGGCTGCTCAGAAAGGTCATCCAACTTACCAGTCCAAGGAACAGAGTTCCCTGCTTCGGTAATAGTCATCGTACCTTGAGCAATCGTGAAGGATGTTTCAGGAACAGTATTGGTTTCAGTGAGCGTAGCACCCTGAGTACTCACATCACTGAACACGTTCCAATGGAATGTATCACCCCGATGCAAACCCTGATGGGCTGCATCTTTGACATCACAGAACTGTCTAAATTTGACAATAGGCTGTACTGCCATCCTCAACTGTCTGCTGAGGTTTAAGGCATACATATAACCACCGGAGGTGTTAACAGACCATACTTGTCCTGCCATTTTTACATCTCCTTGTTATAGTAGTGCTTGACCACGCACTTTCTTCATTTCCTCAATGATGTCAGAAGCGGTTTGTGGAACCGGTTCATCCTCACCAATTTTTGAAGAGGCGCGGGCCGCCTTCGGGTGTTGCACAATTTTCTTCTTGCGCTCTGCCCTTTCGTTTTTATTTGGCGAAAGGAACTCTTTCGCCCATTGTCGCGTTGATTCAGCAGCTTCTTGCATAATCTGTTGTGGTGACCAATCCGGATGTTTCTGGGTAAGGTCAATCGTTCGATTATCCGCGACAGCGCGTAATTCAGGAGTCCCAGCAACATCTGGATATTCACTATCAAACCATTTAACGGCGTCTTCAAGTGATTTCTGATAAGCATACTGCTGTTGTCTCTGAGTTTGCGCTTGCTGCTGCGCTATGGTTCTTCCTAGAACCCGTTCTACTACCTCTTCAACGTTTTGGGTGGCAGGTTGACTACGCCCGTTGTTTGTCAAGGATTTAAACAATTCTGCGGCTTTATCCGCATCATCTTCATATAAAGCTTCATGATATTTCTTGATTAGATCAGGAGAATCATCCGGTTGCTCTTGTTCCGGTTCCGCGTCTTGCGATGGCGGGGCAGCCTGTCGGCTTTCTTCCATTTTTTTAACATAAGCATTGAGTTGAGCCTCGCGCTCTTGAACTCTTCGCCCATATTCTGCTGCTTCTTCAAAGCGTTTTTGAGACGCTCTATCTTTCTGATGAGAGGATTTAAGATCATTAAAAGGTACTTTAATATCCTGCCCATCTACTTTTATAGCCGTATACCAAGTCCCGTCTTCTTCCCATATATCCACGGGGGACGGTTTATTTTCTACAACTTCTTCAACTTCTACAACTTCTTCAGAAGAGAGAGTTTCGTCTATCTCGCTTTCAAACTGCTCATTACGCTTAACAACGAGTTCTTCAATTGCCTTTTCTCTGGGGGAAAGTTCTTCTTCAGAAGAGTTATCTTGAAATTCTTCTTGATCTTCCTGAGACTCATCTTTAAATCCCTGTCCCATTTCTTTTTCCACTGCATCCGGTTGGGTAGCATCATTTTCGGCCATTTTATTTTCCTTTATATTTCTCCCGCATCCTTATATCTCGCAATTGATTCCGCATTCTCCCCATCGTTTAGAATCGCATCCAACCAATGAAGCAACTTAAGCGGGGTAGCAAGATTGTTAGAGATTTTACGGTATTGTTGAAGTTCCTCTTCTGAAGAACCTGCCCACTCCTGCATCGCCATTTTTTGCAACGCCTCAATACCCTCACGGTAATCTTGAGTAGCCCTGCTTACAAGTGACGATCCAGTAGGAGTTCTTAATAACTCTTCTGTACTGCGTCCAACACGAACCCGTGTTATGAGTTCGTCTAAGTTTACATCTGTGGGGTCATAATAATCCATTCTCATCCTGTAGCAAACGGAATCTTATTAAATCTTCCCCTCGAAATTGTTCCGGCTTTTCCTGAAGCCCTTAGTTCTAATTCTCTTTCAATTTCTTTATCATCCATCTCGCTCAAAAGAGCCTCTCTTTGTAGGAGCAACTCTCCTCGTTTCGTTACAGAGTCTTGCTGTTTAATCTCAGCTTCTCGGATATCTGTTTGTTGTCCTATCAATTCTCTTTGAATATCAGATTGCGCCTTAATCTGGGCAACTTCTTTATTTCCTACTGACTTAAGCTGTTCAACCTGCATTTTTCCTTGAACCCTAGCTTGATCAGTTTGTATCTGCATCTGAAGTTCTTCTAACTGGGCCTGAAGCGCCTCCATCTCAGGGCTGGACTCGTCCAGAAGAATGAACCTTGATCCGTCTTTGTATCCCAATTGACCAAATACTTCTTTAGTTATTTCTGGCAAATTTAGTTTTTCAGCAACGCCGGGAAACTGTGCTAACGCATTAACTCCATTTAATAGATTCTGAACCTTTCTTAATGGATCAGTCGCGTTCATTCCGACGTTAACTTTTAACAAAACATCCTGCTTTAATAATTCATCCATCATTTCATCAGTATCAAATTTCAAAAAAGCTTGCTCTGCAGCTTCGCCAGCCACGGCTAGGATGATCGGATCAGTTTCGTAATACTGCTCAAGGCGCAATAGTTGCTTTAAAGTTTTTTCTACCCAAGTTTCTGAGAATGTTCTCAAAACATACTCTGCAACAGAACTACTACTTCCTGCTAATAATTGCATCCCACCTACTGTCTCATTAAGATTCCTAGCCCCTTGTACAGTCGATGTTGAGAAGTTTCCTTGCAACTCATCAAAGTCCATATTAATTCGATCTTGCTCTGCGTAAGCTGACCCAGTAACATCTCTTGTCTCAATAATCCTAACATCTTGATCGGGGTCATCCATCTCAACAGCGCCGCCGGGAACAGACCTAAACAAAGCATCAAGATCAATATTCCTATCTCTCCTGATGTGATATCGTTTATTCATCGCTAACTTAACATTATCGAATCTCTGATTCCATATGTCATTAGCTGCCGCTTGAAGTTCTTCAGTAAGTTCAACAGTACCAGAAGGATAAATTTTATGAGACTCTAGATTTACACAACCCATTACATAAGGCCTTTCACCATGTCTAAGCCAAGGATACATTTCCTTCAGAGGCTGGGGTTCTGTTAACAAGAATTCAGAACCTGCTGTGAAATAACAATAGTCTATACCTTCAATTTTTACTATATTTTTATGCACCCAAATAATCCAAAAGTCTTTAAGATCGCTAGAGGCGCTCGCATTGTCTTTTGGGTCCATTCTAGGCTCATCACGAACCAGTCTAGTAGCATTATCAGTTTCGTTTTGTTGCCTTGTTGAAATCAATTCTTCATCTGTAACATCTAACCATTCTCCAGAATCTACTTTATCCCTAATGTCCTGCAAATACATAGGTATCATATGAACAATATAAGGAGTAGATTTTATCGGGTCAGCCCAATCTGACGCCGGGTCTATTCTAATATTTTCTGGAGAAATAAGTTCAATTGTGGGGGTGTCTTTAACGGCGGTAATTTGTTCATGAACTTGGGGATCGCCCGAATCATTCATGATAGGATTATTCGTGTTGTCTACCTCAATGTAAGATTCTTTATTTTCCTTAAAATCCCAATATTGATGGGATATACAAACTCCTTGAACAGCAGCATCTTGCAATGCAGCAACCATAGTTTGAAACCAAGGAATAGTATTAGTTAGTCGATACTGCATAACAGCTTGCGTGGCAATAGCTGCAGCAGCATTCATAGGATCATTCGGATTAGTAGCATCTATACTGATCACATCTTCATTAGTAAAGAAGGCCACCGTCATAGCAGCCTGAAGATTTCTTACAGCCGTTCTGGTTTTTGGCCTAAAAAATGAAGACCTTTTTTCATACGCTGTACTATTATATTTAGACCCCGGAGGATGACTGCTATTAAAAAGTGAAAGATTCTTCTCCCACTGATATCTAATATTAGCATCCAAATATTCAG